ATTAAATAATTAAAAAAAAATAGTATTATTATTAATTTAAAATCAAAATATCTAGAACCAGAATGGGGATTCCCAAAAGGTAGACGATATAAATTTGAAAATAATTATGAATGTGCCCATCGTGAATTTGTTGAAGAAACTAATTTATTAAATTATATACAATTTGATAGAATTAGTACAATGGAAGAAACATTTAATGGAACAGATAACAATTTATACAAACATATTTATTATATAGCGGGATCTGATGAAAATGAATTAACTAATAATTTTGATAACTATGAAGTTGGTAATATTGGATGGTTTACGATAGATCAAGTATTGCATTTATTAAGACCATACAATAAAAGCAAAATAAATTTAATAAATCAGTTATATTTTTTTTTAACAGTTATAACCAATAAAATTGTTATTTATAAAAAAAATTGTATTATTTAAACAAAAGATAACTAATATTTATATTATGGAAATTAATTATGATTTAATTATAAAATATTTAGTAACACAAAAAAAAACACATTTTTCAAGTAAAAAACATATACTTGTTTATAGTGATTTATTTCCTGAAAAATTTAAAAATATTTTGCAAAATAAATTTTATAGATATGGTGTTAATCAATATGATACATTTTATAGTACTATTTTAACTTTATTAAATAAAATTTTTATTACCAATAACAATGATGAAGAAATTATAGAAATTAATAAATTTAAAAAATCACTTGTTAAAACGTTAAATAATTTTGAACTTTTAAGTTATTTAGTGGATATAATTGATAAACAAATGGTATTTAATAAAGTTAATGAATTTCACATACAAGTTATATCAGAAATTTTATCTATTAACTTTATTATATTTAATTTTAAAAATGAATCAATAAATGTTATATATACTGGTGAATTATGTAATCCATATAAACCAACATTATTAATTGCTAATTATGATGATTTTTATGAACCTATTATTTGTGAAACTGATAATAAAAAAATATTTTCATGTAATGATTTAATTGTAAAAAAAATATATTATGGTAATATAACTGTATATACATCATTAAATAAAGTTTTAAAATTTCAAGATTCATTATATGATTTTGAAGATAAACCACTTATAGAAACCAATGAAGTGTTTACAAAAGAAGAATCTCAACCAATTTTACAGGTTAATGAATCAGAATATACTTTTGCTAAATTAAATAAAATGGTAAAAAAAGATCTTGAAGAAATATTAAATAAAAAAAAAATAAAATATTTATCTAGAATGTTAAAAAAAGATTTAATTGAATTAATTTTAGGATAATTTTTTCTATATTAATTTATTATATAATGGCGATAGGTCCTGATAAATGGGGAGTTCATGGGTGGAAATTTATTCATCATATTGCTTTAGGTTATCCAAATAATCCTACAGAAAATGATAAAAATGATTATAAAAATTTTTTTACTTTGTTAGGTAATGTATTACCTTGTAGTATTTGTTCAGATCATTATAATGAACATTTATTAATTTATCCTTTAACCGATATAGTACTTTCTAATAAAATAAATTTAATTAATTGGACAATTGATATGCATAATGAAGTTAATAAAAAAAATGGAACAAAAATTTACAGTTATCGCGAAGCTTTAGAATTAATTAAAAATAATTATGAGATAATTGAAAAATATGACAATGTAAAACCAGTAAATAAATCAATTGAACCTGAAACAAAAAGTAATAATATGATATTATATGTTATAATATTACTATTATTATTATTTATTTTTATTGTCAATAAAAACTAAAATTATTATAAATTGGTATATTTATAATAATTTTTGTTTAATTATATATTTCTATAATTTGTTTAACTATTTCACTTCTTAATACATCATTATTATTAAAATTAATTGTTTTTATTAATTTTATATTTTCATTATAGTTATTTAATCTTTGTGTAAAATCAAATAATCCATTATTATCACTATAATCACTCTGTTGTAAGTCGCCTGTTATAACCATTTTAGAATTATCACCAATTCTAGTAACTAACATTTTCATTTGATTTGGTGAACTATTTTGCATTTCATCAGCAATAATAAATGAATTTTTAAATGTTCTTCCTCTCATAAATGCCAATGGACATATTTCTATTTTATTATTTAACATCATTTTATCTAATTCATTTTTTGGATAAAAATCTAAAAAAATATCAACAATTGGTTTTATCCATGGATCCATTTTTTTTATTAAATTTCCAGGTAAAAATCCAATTTCTTCATCAACACTAACAACAGGTCTTGTTATAATTATTTTATTTATATTTTCTTTTTTTAATTCTAAAATAGCTTTTTGACATGAAAATAATGTTTTTCCACATCCGGCAGGTCCATTTGCTATAACAATTTTAATATTTTCATTATCTAAATAATTAACAAATTCTTTTTGATTAAAAGTTTTTGGTAAAAATAAATTATCTTTTTTATGTATATAATTTAATGCTGTTTTTTTTGTGCTATGCGATATATTAACCAATAAACATTTTAGTAAAATAAATCCAAAAAATAAATTCATTATAAATATATTTATAATTAACTCTTTATAATAATGTTTATTTATTTTTTTAATTAAAACAAATCATTTTCATTAATATTATAGTCTTTACAAATAAATTTTAATGGTTTTGGACCATCATTAATAATTTTTTTATATAATTGAATAGCTTTTGGATCAATAAAATTATGAATATTATTATGTTCAAGTATTTTTTTAAACACATGTGATCCAACTTTATATGCAACTGCTTGTCCAGGTTGACAAACATATCTATAAATTTCATTTTCAATGGACTTTTTAGACATTGTTAAATTGTTTTGCATAAATGTAATCATACTATTAGGTGTTTTACCGTGATAATGTAATCCAATATCAACAATAATTCTTAATGTTCTAAATATATCAAATTCTAATTGACCAATTTTATCCCAAATAGATTGTTCAAAACCAAGTTGTTCACTAAATAAACCCCAACCTTCAATAAATCCAGTACATGATGCACCAAAATAACCAAATAATAAACTATATTTATTAGTTTTATTAAGCATTGTATGAACTTGTGTATGATGACCTGGATTTGTTTCATGTAAAACTAAACTTTCAACTGAATATTTTCTCATATTTTTCCAGTCATTAACATTTAAATAAAAATTATTTAAATAATAATATCCACCACTTAATTGTGCACTATCAAAAACAACTAAATTAGATTTTTCATATTGTGGAAAATTTAAACTATCAACAAATATTTTTTCATATTTTTTTATTATTTTATCATGTAAATCAATAAGTTCTTGTTTATTTTTAAATTTTTGTGATTTATTATTAAATAGTTTTTTTAATAATGATTTATAATCAGATTTTCCATTAAGACTAATATCTGTCATTTTTATATAAAATATCATTTGTTCTATTAATTTATTTAATTCTTTATGCGCCCACTTTTCTAGTTTAATAATATCAACAGTCATACCTAAATATGATTCCAAACAATATTCATAATATTTTTTACCAAATGCAAAACAACCAACTACATTAATTTTATGTGGTTTATAAAATTTTAATATTTTATTTAAATATTTTTTAAAAACAATACAATTATCATAATAAATATCCCATATTTCATTATATTTTTCCCATTTAATTGCTTTTTTCTCATTAGACAATTTACTAATTTTATAATAATCATTTTTTATCATTTTAGTTGGTATTATTGTATTATACCATCTTTTTACAAGTTCATAGTTATAATATAAATATAATTTTTTTTGAATATTAGGCGATAATGAGTAGTGTGGTTTATTATTTAAAATAATTTCATATGTATCAATTATATTATCTGATATTTTACTGATTAATTCTCTATTTTTATAAATAATATCAAATATTTTAGTATCAATTGAAAATGGATTACCTATTACAAAATAAATGTTAGACAATGTATTATTAAAGTAATTATCATTAAATATATCCATTATATCTGATTCATGAGTGCGTAATAGTTTCTGAATATATTTTTCTATAGGATCTTTAGATTTATATTTATTTATAATATTATATAATTGTTCACCATTTAATGATATTTTAATTTCATCAATAGATGAAATTAATTTAATGTCAGATTCAAGATTTAATTTTTTAATTATTTTTTTTATCATTTAATAAATTAATTGTGAAATAAATTTTTCTTTTTCAAGATTATTTTTTTCAATAGTAGATTTTAAATTTTTTTCAAAATTATCTTTATTTGTTTTATATAAATTATTAGAAGGGGGTAAAAAGTTAGTAATCCACCAATTGGTAGCTTTAATTTGTTGATTTCTATATTCATGATATTTATCTCCATAATAATTATTATCTTTAATATATTTAACAATATCATTAATAACAATTTGTTGTTGATTAACTAACTTTACATTTATTACTTTTATAGTATCATAAAGTTCTTGTAACATTTCATGCGTAATATCAATAAAAATATCCGTAATATAATTTGTTTTTATTGTTTTAATAATTGTTTCTAAATTAGCAACTATATCTTTTGTATTACTAACATCAAAATTTTTACAAATAATATATTTTTCATTATCTGATGGTCTTGAAAAAAATGGTTTATATAAATAACATTCTTTATACATTGTTGTTAATAAATATATAATTTTAATAGTAGATGTGGTATATGTATCAACTAATTTTAAAATTAAATTTCCTTTTTTATTTTGACAATTTAATATATTAAGTAAATTTTGCAATAAAATTTCAACAAAAACATTTTCTTTATTTGAAATATCATTAATAATAATTAAATCGGCATTTGTACCTTTTTTATACTCTTTATGAAACTTGTCTTTTTTACTTTGTTTTTCTAAAAATTTTTGACGATATAATTTAATTGCCTGTAGTTCTCCATAATCTTTAAACACCATAATGTTCATATTTTCACCATCAATAATATCAAATAAAAAACACATTTCCCAAAATTTATAGAATTCTCGTGATTCAACATCTTCTTTTAAATATATTTTAGCTAAATGATTTATATTATCATCATAATTTGCAATAATTGGTTCAAATGAATTAACAACATAATAAAATTCATTTTTAGTTTCTAATTTATCAACAATATTCATTGCATCTCTAGTTCTTCCAATAAAATGATGATAACCTAATGTAAATAATGGATGATTTTCATAAGGTGAATTAATAACTAAATTATCAGTTTTTGTAAAAATATCTAAATTATTATTTTTTGGTAATTTATAAACTTGCATATTATAGTTCATTACTTATATAAGGATATATTCTTTAATTTAATTTTTTATCAATTTATTTTATATTGTTTGTATTAATATAAATACTATAATTTAACCATTTTTTCCTACATAATGGACATTTTTTTTTGATAATAAGCCAACTTTTTAATGATTCTTCATAAAAATTATTATTACAAAAAACACAATTCATATATCGTGAATTACAATTAATATCTTCCAAACTAATATTACATGTTTTTTTATTTTCATTAATTATTAATTTGCAAATTACAGTTTCTCCAGTTTTTGGTACAATTGTAGGTTCACCATAATTTTGTGAAAGATGTATATTCATAAAATTATAATTATATATTAAATTACACCGATTTTTTTTATATTTAATAATATTTGATCCTAAATAATAAATAGTTAATTGATTAATATTTGTATTTAAATTTAAAATTAATGTAACGCTATTAATTTTTTCAAAATTAATTGAACCTTCAAAACTATTATTTGTTAAATCATTATATTTTTTTTCTGAATTAAAAGGATAATATAATAATTTATTGCTAATTTTAATACAATTTTTTTTTATAAAAAATTTATTGTAAACATGTTTAGTAAAATCATTTAATGTTAACTTTATTTCATTAATATCATCAATATTAATACATTCTAAAAATAACCCTTTAACAATACCATTAAATGGTAATTTATGTTCAAATATTCCATTAATATTATTTAATTGTATAGAAGATAAATATTGTAAAAAACTTTCTTTTATATTAAATGTAGATAAATAATAAATATTTTTTATAACTAAACCACATGAAATAATATTATCATTTATATTAATTAATTCAAATAATGATTTTGATATTAATAGTTGATCAATAAAAATATCAAAAAGTAAATTAAGATAGAATTTATTATCATAAATTTCAAATTTATTAAAATGTAATAAAAATTTTAACGGTATATTAAGTAAATAAAAATTATTAACTTTAATTATAAGATGCACATCGTGTAATATTTTACAAATTTCATTATAATCGGTTAAACAAACATCATTAGAAAATGTAATTTCCAAAAATTCTGGATAAATAATGTTATGTTTTTCTAAAAAATTTAATCTGAAACTACTGTCAAACTTTCTTATAATATTATCATAAGATATATTTTTTTTTATTTTATATCTTTGATTTTCTTGACCAGTAGATACGACCTGTAAAAAATTTCCTTTATGGGACATTACATATAAACATTAGTATTTTTTTATATAAAATAATAAAAAATGAAAATAATATTTAAAAGATATATAGAACATAATATAATGTCTGTAAACGTTGAATTAAATAGTAAAGAAATAAACAATATAGTATGTTTAAATATATTAAAAATGTTACAACGACGTAAATTAATTGATGATATTAATGTAGTATATGATGAAATAAGTGAACATATAAATCAAAAAGCTATGATAGAATTTAAATTAAATGATGAAAGTAAATGTAGTATTTATGCAATTAATACAAAATTAAATTCAATTACATTAAAAACACCAGTTGATGAATATTTATCTAATAATATTACAGTTCATAAAATAGTAATATTAAAAGATGCAGCAAAAAAAGTATTAAAACAAATTCAAAATGATTATAAAAATGCTGAATTTTTCTTTGAACATGAAATGTTAGAAGATATTCCTAGTAAAATTTTTATACCAGAACATATACTGTTAAATGAAGAAGAAAAAAATGAACTATTAACAAAATTTAGTGAAAATGAATTATCAAATATTTTAGATGTAGATATGATGGCAAGATATTATAATGCAAAAAATGGTGATGTATTTAAAATTATAAGACCAAGTATAGTAGCTGGTAATAGTATATTTTATAGAAAAGTGATTTATGGTTCATTAGATGTACTGTTTACATGATGGTAATATATATTTTTTTAAAAAAAATATGGTTGTTAAAATTCTTTCCAAAATTAAACAATTAAACAAAATAAATATATATTACCATCAGGTAAAATTATAAATATTTAAGGTTATGAAAATTATGCATTAGATAAAATACTCACTGCTCTAAATAAAATTAATTAAGTTAAAAAGTACACATTTAATATTTATTTTTTATGTTTATAATTAACAGTTTATTTACCTGTTTATTATAACCTTAAATTATTTTTAAATAAATCCATATAAAAACTAAAATTATTATAAATATTTTCTTTATAATAATTTATAATGAATTTAAAGAATAAAAAGTTAATTTATTAATAAAAAATTTATGGGAGATACAGGTATTGTTAAAGTTTTAAAAAAAAGAGGTAGAAAACCAAAAAATAAATTACTAGATATAATGCCTAGTATAGCAGAACCAATTGATACAGAAAAAGAAGTTATTATTGTATATTTACCTATTAGTTTAAACAATGTTGATGATAAAGAAGTATCATTTACTAAAGATAATAATATTTTTATTAAATCTGAATATGATATAAAAAATAATATTATTAATGATTCAAGTTCAGACAATTTTTTAAAAGAGCAAACAGAAATGTTAAGTTTAACTAATGATACTGAAAATTTTACTTCTAATGGTATTTATATTAATAAAATAAATATTCATAATGTTGAATTTACACAAAATACAAAATGTTGGTGGTGTAAAAATAGTTTTAATACTCCAAATTTAATGTTGCCTGAATTTTATTTTAATGATGTTTTTTATTGTAATGGTAATTTTTGTTCATTTAATTGTAAAAAAGCATACAATATCGATTTAAATGATGCTAATATTTGGAAAAGAGAATCATTAATTAATTTGGAATATTTTTTAACTTATGGAAGACATAAAGAAATTATACCTGCTCCATCATGGTTTACTTTAAAAGAATATGGAGGGTATTTATCAATTGATGAATTTCGCAAAAATTTTGATACAAATTCAAGTGAATTTATTTTATTACAACCGCCATTAATTTCTCGACAAATGCAAATTGAAGAATCATATAAAAAATCTAGTTCTACTGGTCCAATTAATAAATTATATAAATTATTTAGTGATGAACCATCATATTCATTAAAAAGATCTAAACCAGTTGAAACGTCACAATTAAATTTAGAAAAAACAATGGGATTAAAAAGAAAAACTAAATAATTTAATTTATTTTTATATAATTGACATTAAATGTTTTTGAATTATCTTCTAAAAATTGTAAAAATCCATTATGATTTTCTTGTGTTGAATTTTCACTTACTGATTCCAATAAAAAATTTGGTGTTGTTTCATATTTTAATGTAAAATCCCAATGTGTATTATTATTACAGACTAATTTTAATAATTCTTTTGTGCTTTCAATAGAATGTTTTGTAATAAGTGAAAATTTGCTTTGAAGTTTATAATTTTTATGTAATGTTTGTTTTTCATATTCATCTATTATTTTTTCATAATTATCAGGATAATTTTCTTTTATTGTATTATAAAAAAAATCTTTATTTTCAGACATATAATCTACTATTGATCCATTTAAATCGTCTTTTTTTTTTTCATTAATTATTTTATACATAATATTTGACCAAAAATCATTAAAATTTAAATTATTATTTCTACATAATCTTTTTATTGTTATTATTAATGCTTTATTATCTATAAATGGTTTCATTAATTTTTTTTTTAATTCTAATGAATCTATTTTATGATCAAAATAACCAGTTGATAATTTTACATAAGTGTCAGAAAATATTTCTTCTACTCTTGCAACTATTACTTTATTTAATGGTACTTCTTTTTTCCAATCATATACTTTTTTTTTTCTTGTTGCATCTTCATAAATCATCATACCATTAATTGAATTATATTCAATTAAATTTGCTTCAATATGTGTATCTTTATATTCTGTAAATATAACTATTACATGTTCATCAACATCAGGTAATTTATTTTTATATATAGAAATTTCCATAAATATTATTATATGTTTCTTTTTATATACTTTATTCAATTTTTATAAATGTTTTTCATAATAATATAATCCTTGTAATAACGCATCTGCTAAATCATCTTTTTTTTTTTGACTATTAAAAAAATATACCCATTCTGGCATATTATTTATTAATTCTTTAGCATATTTAACAGATAATTCCTTTGTTAATTTATAAGCTTTTGCATCATTAGATTCTGCTTTAAAAATAACAATTTGTTTTGTTTGTCCATTATCTACTAATTTTAATTTATTACTCGGGCTCATAAATTTAACAATTTTAATATTAGATTCTGCTACTTTATCCACTAAACCCCTAATCATATAAAAGTCATATAAACCGGATGCAATAGATTTCATCGTTGGATTCTTCATTGATGGTTGATTTTCAATTAAAATAATATCTGCTTTTAATAATTCTTTTTTTTCTTGTAATGTTTGAAATAACTTTAATCTGGTATTATCAAAATCTAGTAAACTAACAGCTTTATTTTTAAATGGTTTAACTTTATTTGCAGTTTGTAAAGACTTGTATTTTGTTTTTGCATGAGCATTACAATAATATTCATCACTTATATTATGAAATGATTTACGATTACAACATTCATTTTTTACTAAATAAGTACATTTATTAGTTGTATCTGATTTAAATATTTCTTCAAATGTTTTAATTGGTTCGCATTTTTTTGAATGAACTTTACAAAAATATTTTTCACCTTGACAATATGATGCTTTTAATCCACAATAACATTTTGTTGTTTCACGATTAGTTAGATTAATTATATTCCAATCTAATATTTTAAGTTTATTGTTTTCTTTAGTAAATAAACAATAAGCTAAATTGATAATACCCACATCAAATGATAATATTATTGACATATAATGTATGTTTTAAAATCTTTATATATTTTATGTAATAAATTAGTATAAAGGAATGGATGTATACTAAAATAATGTTTGATTATATATTTATGTTATTCGTTGTATTAAGTGGTGTAAAAATTAATATGTATTTACAGTTTGAAAATAATAAAAATTTAAGTTATTGGAATAATGAAGAATTTATTAATTTTTCAATTATATCTTATAAATATGATTTACTAAAAAAACTGAAAGGTACTAATTATAATAAAAATCAAAAAATACACTTAATTAATAATAATACGCATAATTATGGAATTGATATTTATAATGAAGATATTTTTAAAGATTTTAATTTATAGATATATATAACCTTAAATTATTTTAAATTTTTTTTAATTTTTTGAAAATTTTAACAAATTATTTAATAAAAATTAATTTTTATTAACTTTTTTCTCTCATTTTAGTTTTTTTAAAAACACGATATCGTGTTTATATGATATTAAATAAAAACATATAAGCATATAATATATTATATATTATATGGATAATAAACATGATAAAATAAAGGATGACTATTACTGTATACATTGTAATAAAAATTATAAGACATATAAAACCTTATGGGAACACAACAAAAAATTTCATATAATAAAGAGTATTCCAAAAGTAATAAATAGTATTCCAAATAGTATTCCAAAAGTAATACAAAATAAAAGTAATATTTTATATGAATGTAAATATTGCCAAAAAAAATATAGTACACGGCAAAATAAATGGAAACATGAACAAAAATGTAAAATAAAAAATGATAATTTAGAGTTAAAAAAAATAGATGCTAAAAATAAAGAAAAAGAACTATCATTAAAAATATTGAAACAAGAAAAAGAAATACTAAAATTAAAACTTAAATTAGAAAAATCAATTAAAATTGATAATATTACATTAAAACAATTAAATAAAAAATTAATGCAAAGAAATAATTTAATTAAAAATTCAACATTAATTTCAAACAGTAATAATAAAATTCAAAATAATAATATAGTTAATAATTTTCAATTAGTTGGATTTTCTAAAGAAGAAGTTGTTGAATTATTAACTATACAAGAAAAAAAACAAATTATGAATGCTAAATTTTGTTGTTTAGAAAAACTTGTTGAAATTATTCATTGTGGTAATTATAATCAATTTAAAAATATTATTATTACTAATATGAAAGATAACTATATTTATAAATATGATGATATTAAA